TCCTCGCTGATCGAATCGTGGCTTACTACAACCGCGAGCTCAGCAAGCGAGTGACTTGATTTTTGGGAACCGGGGTGGTCAGAAGCCACCTCGTTTCTACATTTATTATGAAGGGAAGACTCAACATGAGTGAATTGAACACGAACGTGATCCCGGCTATCAATGCCGTTGAAGGATTTAACCCTGCTGACTTTGTGCGTAACACCGTTGGAGAAGAAGGTGAAAACGATCTCTATTTGGATGTCAAGTACCGACTCCTCTGGTTCCGGCTGCATTGCCCGAATGGCAAGATTGATCCGGAGCTTGTACATCTAGACGAGAAGAGCGCTGTTGTCTGCTGCAAGGTCTACGCAGACAAGGCTGACCCGGCTGACCAGTTCATTGGGAAAGCCTACTCTCAGCGCTTTCCTACTGAGGAGCGTTTTGGAGATCGCTTCCTGGAGATTGCAGAAACGGTGGCAAAAGGGCGCGCGCTGGCCGATGCCGGCTATGGTACGCAGTTCTGCATGAATGGAGAAACCCTGGCGAGCATCATCGCTGACGCTCCCATCAAAATGCCGCCTGATGAAGACGCCGGACATCCGGGAAATGTAGCGGCCAGCTTTACTGCGCAGCCGATGCCTCCTGCAGTTCCGGCTCAGAGTGCTCCGGTGTCTCAGCCACCTCAGCAGATGCAGCCTCAGACACCCGCACAGCAGCCGAAAGCAGCTGCGCCTGAACCGCCCAAGACGGTTGATGAGTATATGAGAGTCATGACCATCGAGCAGGCCAAGGCCGTTAAGGTTGATTTCGGCCGCTTTAACGGTTGGACCCTGGGCGATATTGCCATGAAGAACCCCGGAGATTTGGCGTGGTATGTGAAGAACTATTCTGGCCATAACCTTGCACTCAAGGCAGGTGCCACAAAGCTGCTGGAAGCTGTTAGTCAGATGGCCAGCTGATTGGGCCCCTCACCGAGGGAGGTGATTGATGATGGGCAGAAAACCAGATCTGCCATGTGACATCGAACAGGTAATTGATTTGCTTGGAATTGAAGTAATCAGAGATACCGGCACGCAACTACATTGTAGGTGTCCATTCTGTGCAGATCGAAAAGCTCATATGAATGTGAAGATCCGAGACAATGTGTTTCGGTGCAACCGCTGCGGCAAAGGTGGGGGCATCCTCCACCTTTACGCAGAGTTTTGCGAAGTCACCCTCCATACGGCCTATGAGGAGCTTTGTAAGATATTCGGTCCCGACAGCAATGAAAAACCGCGCGAGTATAAGAGGAGGCGGAAGATAATTGAGACAGCGGAACTGCCGATAGCCTCAGCTGAGGTGCGAGATAACACCTATTCAAATCTGCTCTCACTTTTGACCCTGTGCCCCACACATCAAGCATCGCTGAAGGAACGAGGCCTGACCCGAGATGAGATTGACTGGCTTGGCTATCGAACAACCCCCACGACACGCCTGAGACGGATCGTGACTGAGTTGCTGGAGCGCGGTTGTGTCCTTGATGGTGTTCCTGGTTTCTATTGCCAGAAAGATACCGGGCAGTGGACGCTCGACATCAGAGGTTCTGGAATCATGCTTCCGGATCGAAATCTTAATGGGCAAATTGAGGCCATTCAGGTTCGACTCGATAAGGTTTATAACCAGAAGTTCTATAACCTAACGAGCATCGATCAGTACTATGGAACACAGTCCAAGTGCTGTCCACATTATGTCGGGGTTCACGAAGGCGACGAGGTAGTCTGTCTCACAGAAGGCGTGATGAAGGCAGATATTGCCTACAATTTTGCGCTTGGCACCTCATATGAAAGTGGTTTTGTCGGCCTTACCGGAGTGCCAAGCTATTCCCAGTTCGAGCGTGCGCTTGAAGAGCTTAACTCTATCGGCGTGGTACGAATCAACATTATGGTTGACTCGGACTACCAGGTCAAAGAAGAGGTCCGAAAGGCGCGTGATCGCTATATCGAAATGGGGGTTGCTGCTGGCTTTGAGGTGGCTCCGATTACCTGGACACAAAAGCGAAAAGGCGTAGATGATCTCTATAAGCACCTTTTCCGGAACAAATGATTATGACTTGGGCTGCAGCATTTTAGCTGCAGCCCTCTGCGTATGAGGAGAATCTATATGGTTCCTATTGAAAACCAAGAGAGACCGAACATCAAGTCAGTCTATACTTGCTCGAACTGTGAGAAGGCTCTGTTTGATGGCGATGATGACCATCCGAGATGGAACTTCTGCCCCATGTGCGGCCAGGAGATTGAGTGGGATAAATCTGCAAAGGTCGTTTGGGAAGAAAAAAACTGTAATGTCTGTGGCGGTTGGCTTGTTAAGCGCCACCCTGCAGGTTTTTGGTATGCCTCAAGCGACTATATTGGGATGGATACCTGCTACACCTGTTGGATCGAGGAGTGCCTTACGACCAACTGCCTTGGCTGTAAGCGAGGGAACTATCCAGACTGCAAGTGGATTGATTTGAAAAAGTCTTATCAGGAGGAAGACAAATGAGCGTTGAGATCTATATTGATGACTTGAAGCCTGACATTCAAAGACAGGTATTGGAAGAGCTGGGTCTCGAAACTGCAGAAGATGGGAATTATGATATTATCCCTCTTTTCAGCGTCGAGAGGCCGGAATGATTTTTGGGGCTGCTCATAATTTTTTGATAAGAGAGGGTGGTCAAACACCCCCTCATTTCTACATTCATTATGAGGAGTGAACTGCTGGAATAATCCAAATAATACTAGGGATAATATCCCAAGGAGGTGCTATCGGTATTATGGAAGAACCTAAGATTACTTCTGGTACAGTGCCATATATCGCATCTGAAATCCCTGATGATCCAAGAGATATCACACCCGAGCAGTGGGAAGCGATGAAGGCGGTTGATATTCGGACAGTAGACAAGTCTCAGCTTGTAGACTTGAGCACCGTTCACATTGATGAATCCTTGCCTGTGCGTGAAAGAGTGCTCAGTTATCTGAAGCAAGTGAAGAATCCATACTGTGTCCGAGTGGGCAACTTTGCTGTCAAGGTGAAATACAAAGAGGACGGACCATCCTTTGAGGAAGTGTTCAAGCATCTGCTGCAGCAGCAGAGCATGATGTAATTCTTGCCAGGTCCGTTTTTCATCTGGATAAAGGGCCATAGATGTGGTATAATAGCCTCGGACTAAATCAAGCATACTCACTCCTTAGGCAGACAGACCACGCCAAAGGAGTGAGATTATGCAGAATAATGCGAATGAGATGGCTGTGTTTAATACCGCCATCTATGTGCGTCTTTCCAAGGAAGACATCGTTGCGGCGCAATCTGGCCGTGAGAGCAACAGCATTACCAACCAGAAGCAGCTTATTCTGGACTTTCTGAAGGATAAGCCTGAATTTAATATTGTCTCCATTCGTATAGACGATGGATATACAGGGACGAATTTTGACCGTCCAGCCTTTCAGCGCATGCTGAACGATATTAAGGCTGGACGGATCAATTGCGTGGTCGTAAAAGACCTGTCCCGTTTCGGAAGAGAGTATATCAATTCCGGAAAGTATATCCACCGTCTATTTCCTGTTTTAGGGGTGCGCTTAATCGCTATCAATGACAACATCGACACAATTACCCGTGACGAGAATAGCGAGTTTAGCATCACGCTCAAGAACTTGATGAATGACAACTACAGCCGTGACATCTCAGTAAAGGTCAGAAGCCAGCTGCAGGTGAAGCGGAAACATGGTGACTTTATTTGTCCGTTTGCACCGTATGGGTACCAGAAGTGCGAGGAAAACCACAATCGAATTGAGCCCGATCCCTATGCTGCCACAGTTGTCCAGGATATTTTCAACTGGAAAATTCAAGGCATGACGAACAATGGCATAGCAATTCGGCTTGCAGAGAGCGGAATTCTTGCGCCGCTGGAGTATAAGCGCCACAAGGGAGAGCCGTTATTCTCCGGCTTCAAAATGAAGGAACGGTGCGAATGGACAGCGCAGGCAGTTGCCCGGATACTCACCAACCCGATCTATATTGGAACCCTCCGCCAAGGCCTTCGCCGTAGACCAAACTATAAAATCAAGAAATCAATACCAACAGAAGAAAACGAGTGGGTTGTGATCCACGACGCCCATGAGCCTGTTGTCACGAAGAGGACATTCTATCTTGCTCAAAAAGCTCTTCTGATAGATACGCGAGCAGCACCACGAGCAACGACAGTTTATCCGCTATCCGGCTTGTTGGAATGCGGAGAATGCGGGAACGCAGTTACTCGAAGCACAATTAACAACGGATATAAGTTATACAGCTATTTCCGCTGCAGCGTGCGCACGAAAGAGGATCGCTGTGAACTCAAGCAGGTACCAGAGGCACAGGTTGAGGCAGCTGTCCTTCAGCTATTGCAAGAGCATATCAGCGCGGTGGTTGAGCTCGACCGGTGTCTATCTGAAATTCAGCAGGTGCCATATCAGAAAATCAATGTTGCCAAGTGTGAGCAGCGCAGAGAAAAACTTGCGGCAGAAATCGCTCGTTATCGCGATCTGAAGGCATCTCTCTATGAAGATATGAAAGAAGGACTCATTTCGAAGACTGACTTCTGTGACATCAGAGGTCAGTATGATGCAAGAATTGCCGATGCGCTGATTGCTCAGGAGCAGATCGACCGAGAACTCAGTATCTATCTCTCGGGCGAACAGTCCCCGAACAACTGGATGAAGACATTTACCGAACATCGAGGATTGAAATCACTCACGCGGGCAGTTGTTCTGGAGTGCATTGAAAAAGTTGTTATTCACAAAGACGAAAAGTTGGAAATCATCTTTGAGCATTCCGAGGACTATGCCCGTTTGGTGAGCAGCCTGCAGGAATATGCCGCGCGTGGAATACTAGGGGAGGCGATGTAAGCATGGCAAGAAAGAGCAGAAAAAATGTCCAAGCCACACCCGCAGTTGTTGTAGGCCCCGTCCAGTACAAGGTAGCGCTCTATGCCAGAATCTCGGTTGAGAACGAACAAAAGCGAGAAGCAGACACCATAGGTAATCAGATTGCGTTGCTGAAGGACTTTGTTTCCCAGCATCAGGATTTAGTTGTCTTTGACCTCTATTGTGATGACGATATCTCGGGAGTTAGCTTTGTGCGCCCGGAATTCGCTCGAATGATGAATGACATCCGAGCTGGCAAGGTGACCTGTGTGATTGTCAAAGACTTGTCTCGTCTGGGGCGAAATATGATTGAGAGCGGTGAATATATTGAGCAGATCTTTCCGAGAATGGGTGTGCGCTTTATCTCCGTTACCGATCGCTTTGACTCATTGCGGGATGATGCCGACATTTCAATCCAACTGAAAAATTTTGCAAACGAGGCATATGCGAGAGACATTTCCAAGAAGATTCGGGCGGTGAAACGGACGCAGCAGCTTGCTGGTAAGTGGACCACTGGCACTCCGCCATATGGATATATGTTAGATCCGGATGACAAGTACCACCTATTTCCTGATCCGCAAACGGGGCCAATCGTTCTTGCAATTTTCCGTATGGTGGCAGAGAATCATACTCTCCACTTCATAGCGAAAACTCTGAATGAGCAAGGGGTGCCCAGTCCCGGACGCTATCTGTACGATATTGGTTTGCGGAAGACGGAGAAGTTCAAAAATGCCATCTGGTATCTGCAAACGATCAAGAAAATTCTTGTCGATCCGGTCTATCTTGGTTGGATTGTGTCCGGAAAGTACAGAAGCCAGCTGTGCGAGCGGGGGACAAAGACTACAGTTAAAACGCCCGAAGAGGAATGGATTGTCAATAAAGGTATGCATGAACCCATTGTTTCCAAAGAGCTTTTTGATAAGGTTCAGGGCATCCTCTCGGCTAGGCAAAGTGAACAGGGCCTTGCGACTATCTACGATTCCAAGAGTAAACGAAGAAGTATGTTCAAAGGAATTCTTCGTTGCGGAGAATGTGGTCGCAGTATGTACTTGCGCAGTAAATCTAATCGCGGTTATTACTATTATTGCACTCTCCATGAGAATTACAATGCCACCATTTGTCCCAAGAAAGCGGTCAAACAGGAGGATGTAGAGTCCCTTGCCCTGCGGCTTATCCAAACTCAGATAAGAGCATTCTCCGATGCCCAGGGACTGATTGCCAACTTGAATGCTACGCCTTCTTCGCAGACCCGCTATCAGATATATGAAACCCAGATTGATGATGCAAAGAGAAATATTGAAAAGTTCAATCAGCTGAAGGCAGCCCTGTATGGCGATTTTGCAGATGGGCTTCTGAGCCATCAAGATTACACAGATCTGAGCGAGGACTACTCTAGGAGGGCGGATGATTTGAGAATCTTTATTGCTGAATTGGAGAAGGAAAAGGAAAAGTACTCAGCGGGATTTGGCAGCAAAATGCAGTGGGCACTGTTGGTTGAAAAGTATAAGGATCAGGAGTCCCTTGACGCTGAGATGGCAGCAGCCTTCATTGAGACGCTTACCTTGTTTAACGATGGCCATGTTGAAGTGGCATTCCGCCATCGTGATGAGATTGAACAGGTTCTCTATGTCGCTGCGACCCGAGGAAAGGAGGCGGAGAGATATGCCGGATAAGGTGCTGGCGTTTTATATTCGTTTGTCGAGTGAAGACCGAGATCTCAAAACAAATGCATTGAAGAATGAGAGTAACAGTGTTTTCAACCAAAGGCGGTTACTCCAGGATTACTATGATACACATGAATCGCTCCATGGTTATAAAGTGATCGTGTTCTGCGATGACGGTGTCACGGGAACACAATTTGACAGGCCAAAGTTCGATGAGCTAATTGAGATGGCTCGCAATCAGGAAATTCATTGCATTATGGTGAAGGACCTATCTCGTTTCGGAAGAAACTTTCTTGAGATGGGAAACTACCTCGAACTGATCCTGCCTCTTTATGGGGTCCGCTTTATCTCTATCAATGATGCCTTTGATAGTGATGACTACTTAGGTGTCACGGGCGGACTTGAGTTAGCCCTCCGCAATCTCATCAATAATATGTATAGCCGAGATCTATCAACCAAGGTGCGCTCAGCTTTTCGTACCCGCAATCTGCGTGGTGAATACTGGGGAGGAAACGGCTTCTATGGCTACCAAGTCCATCCTCATAACAAAAAGAGATTGATCGTAGATGAGCAGGTTCGTGACATCATTGTCATGATTTTCGAGTCCTGCGTTGCAGGCATGACCACGAGTGAGATCGCTCAAATGCTGAATGATATGGGCATTCCATCCCCGTTAGAGCATAAACGGCGAAATGGCGGGTTTTATAATGGGGTGGTCAAGGAAGAGACTGGAATCTGGCTCAAGGGGGCTGTTCGAAAGATTTTGACTGATGAGCGCTATACCGGTAAGATGATTACCAATACTCGAGAGACAGAAGAAGTAGGAAAGCCTAAGATGCGGTCGTTGCCCCGAGATCAATGGATCATAGTGCCAGGTACACATGAAGCAATCATTTCGGAGGAGCTGTTCCGAGCGGCACAGAATGCGCTCCAAGGGCGTATTCGGAATGTTAACAAGAATACTGCCGGGAACCGAGCCAACAATCTGTTTGTGTGTGGCTGCTGCGGGAGGAAGCTCCGAAAGAATCCAGCAAAGGAACCACACCTTGTTTGCCCGAAAAATGACAGTATTAAGGGTGCTGAGTGTGCAGGCCTCTTTGTCAATCAGGCCCATATTGAGCAAGCTGTTCTTCAGATGCTGCGGGAACAAAGTAGGAGCTTCCTTGAGCAGCATTGCTTGATGCAGGCATGCATTGACAAAAAGCTTTCAAGTATTCAAACGGAGCTTGATGCTAACACCAATACGACAAGACGGCTCCAAAGTAGAAAGGCTGAACTATATGAGCAATACCGAGCGGGTCGCATAAGCAGAGAGAAATTTGCTGATATCCAGAAGACAGATTCAGAGAAGCTGGCAAGACTCTCAAGTAGAGCTGAAGAGATCAAGCGGCTTCTGGTAGAGCACTATGAGTCTCGAGGCAATCTTGCGGCGGGAAAAAGAACAGCAGATCAGATCATCCTGCTTAAAGAGTATGATCCGAAAATAATTAGGAATTTTGTAGAGCGGGTTCGTGTGTACCCTTCAGGAGAGATTGAGATAGATATGCGTACTTCGAGCGGGTTTGCATTTGTAACGGCAAGCTAAAACAATAAGCGCCCCCCACTTTGGAGGCAGCTGAAAAAATTCCGAAAAAACTGTATGTCTATCTTGACACAACCAGAGGGCTTCATCACCGGTATGGCGTCAAAGATGTTCGTCGTCGCGGGGCCAGTCATCGTGTTCGGCACGCTCGCAAGCGTCGTGTACGGCGTTGTTCTGATGCTGCTGTGAGAAAAAAAGGAGCGCCGCGGCGCTCTCTTTTTTCGCACACGTCCGCGCCATTTCGTCAAGGGGGCAAATTGACGAAATTTGCTTTCTCCCTCTTTCACCGCGCGGAGGAAGCGGAAG